GTTCCACCGGACTGTTGGGGTCCAGCCCGGGCACCTGGGCGAGCACAAAGCGCACGACCTCGAGCACTTCGCCGCCGGCTTGTTTCTGGGCAATCAGGCTTTCGCCGGCTTTGGTAATGGCAGCGGCCATAAAGCAGCCTCCTACAGCGTGGCGATCAGGGTCAGCTGATCGTCGTTAAAGTCAGCCACCGCGACCATCAAGGTCACGGGGGAAAAGGTCACAAAGTCATAGCGCCGGCAGGTGCGGCCGTACTGCTGGACGATCACCCGCAACAACTCGGGGTTGTCCGAAAGCTGCGAGTCGCTGAGCTTGAGCAGCACCACGTCCCAGTCCCGATCGGGCAAGCGCTCCTCGATCTCGACATAGCCTACGCCGAGGCGGTTGAGCACCCGCATCAGGCCGGCGGTGGAACCGGCGTCCACGGAATTGATGAAGGCGAATTTGACGCGCAGGCGGTACAGCGACTCGGGCTCACCGGCAAAGCGGGTGATGTCGCGTTGCCAGGCCAGCAGCTCCAGAATGTTCAGGTGGCAACTGTCGGCGTCCATCTGCAGCAAGGGCCATTGCGCCCAGCCCTCGACCTGTTCCCACCAGGCTTGCGCGGCGGCTTTGAGCTTGGTCAGCTCGCCGCCACTGAGCCAGAACGGCAGTGCGAGCTTAAGCATCGAGCAGCACCTCCAGACTTTGAATCCGTGGGATGTTCAGGGCTGAGAGGATGTCGCTGTTGGCAAAGTCCAGGGACTGGATCCGGGGAAACTGTTCATGCAGTTCCTCGGCCAGACGGCTGAAGGAAAAACGCGACAGTGGAAAAGTCAGGGTCGGCTGGTAGTCGCTGGTGGTGCTTTCGCGAAACGCGGCCCGGATGAACTGCCCGACCTGGTCCTCTAACTTGCTGCGCTGTTCGGTACTCAGGTTGGGCTGCGGCCAGAGGCTGACACTGATGGCGTGCTGGGTTTCCGGCATGGCCATCACCAGCAGGTCATCACCATGGCCATGGTTGCCCTGCTCGCGGATGTAGCTGTTGATCGTGGCCAGGTATTCATCCGCCGGCACACCGGCGTCGAACAGTACAAACGCATTGGCACTGCCCGGGCCACGCGGGGCGCCATGCTCGAAGTACACACCGTCCGACCGCACGCCCGGGAACGAGGCGATCATCGCCCGGTACACCGCGTCGGTGTGGTACTGGTTCACCGCCGAGAACTGGTTGCGGGTGCGCAGGCGCAACTGATCGTTGGGCTCGCGATCGTCACCGGGCCGGGTCAGCCAGTGCTCGGTGTTCACCACCTGGACCACGCCCGGGACCGGCACCGGCAAAATGGCGTAATAGCCGGGGGCCAAGTTGAAACCGCTGCCCGCCTCGATCGCTTCCACCGCGATACTCAGCTGAGATGCGCCGTCGACGAACGTCCCCGGCTCCACGGTTTTCAGTTCGTAGACGTGGCCATTGATCGCGGCTGACTGCACGCGGGTGCCGATCGCCACCTCCAGTGTGCCGGCGGCGGAGCTGCGGGTGAACAGCAGTTCACCCAGGGCCGTGGTCGCGGCCTTGCGCTCGACGTTCACCGCCCAAGCGAGCATGTCTAGCCAGCTATCCACGGCGGTTTTGACAAAAAAGTTCGGCAGGACCGTGTCGATCAGAAAGTTGATCAGCCACAACACCGGCTTGGTCACCAGCGCGCTGACAATCCGCCAGAACGGTGACCAGGTGCTGGTGTTGCTGAAGGCGCTGCCCTGTTCCTCGACTTCCTTTTCCCAGGCCTGGGTCAGGCCCGCCTCGGTGGTCGGAATGCCGGCATCCTCCAGCGCTTCCTTGAAATCTACGTCGCTCACAGGCTCACCTTGATATGACCGAATTTAACGGTCGTGGCCATCACCAGGTACTGCCCTGGTGCGGGTTGAAGAATCTGCGCGGTCCCGGGCACCAGGCGTTCGTCGGCCTCGACCAGCAGCTCGATCTGTTGGATGCAGTCGCGCTGACGCAGCCGATCGCGCTCGGCGACCAGGGTCACCAGCAGCCCGCTGTCGCGGATCATGTGCGCGATGTCCTGGGCGATGCTGGCCCGGTCGTCCACTGGCAACGGCTGGTTGGACGGATCGAGCACCAGGTCATTGCCGACAATCAGCAGGTCGATGTAATCGCTCATCCGGCGCGCTCCATCAGTCCTTCCAGTTCGTGGGTGGTCAGCGGTTTGTTGGTGTAGATGTTCTGGTTTTCGATGCGGGTGCCCCGGTCCTGGGTGCTGCTGTTCTGAATGCTGGTCAGCAGGCCGCCGGGTGGGATGGCCGAGGAACGTGATGGCGACAGCGACGGAATGGCGCGGTTGATGGTCTGCTCGGCCTTTTTCGCCGCGTCGAGGCTGTCCAGGTTGGGACCGGCCGGCAACTCGCCGAACTGGGCCTTGATGTCCACCCCGGGAATTGTGTTCAGCAGCGCGATCAGGCTGTTGATGGCGCTATGAAAGATGCTGACGATGCCGTCCCAGGCGGCCTTGGCCATGCCGGACCAACCGCCCATGGAATCGAACCAGCTCGACAGCGCGGTCAGTTGCTCGCTGACCCACTGGAACGCCTCGGTATTCATCAGGGCACTGGTCCATTCGTCCCAGTAGTAAACGGCGGCGACGATCACCGCGACCAGAGCGATAACGCCCATGACGATCCACGTCACCGGGTTGGCCCACAACGCGGCATTGGTCAACCAGATCGCGCCTTGCCAGAGCAACATGGCAACCTTGACCAGACCCATCCACACCACCAGGGCGATCAGGCCGGCGACGTACAGGGTGACCAGCAGCGTCTGTGCCAGGAACGCGCCGATACTGCGCCAAGCCACCAGGGTCAGCAGTTTCCAGAGCGCAATCACCGGCACCACGGCCGTGCGCCACACCCCGAAGACAAAGGTCATCAAGGCCACACCGGCGGTCAGGCCGACGATGGCCAGCACCGTCAAGCCGATCACCCGGGTCAGGTTGGGAAACAGTGAGGTCCAGCGTTGCAGCATTCCGCCGCCGATCGCCAGTTGTTCAATGATCGGGTTGAGGGTGGGCAGCAGCTTTTGGCCAAAGGCGATCCGTACTGCCTCGATCGCGCTTGCGAACTGTTCCCATGGATCGACCATGGCCTTGGCCATCGCGTTGGCCTGCTCCATGCCTTTGACCTTGCCCAGCTGGTCCATGCTGTTGGCCAGCCCCGCTGTGTCGTTCATCAGCAGCTTGATCAGGCCCACGGCCTCATCCGAGCCAAAGGCCTTTTTCAGCTGGTCCGACTCGGCCAGGTTCAAGGTGTCGCCGAACTTCAGTTTGAGCTTGTCGAGGATGTCGAGCATCGGCAGCAACCGGCCCTGGCTGTCGGTGAAAGTCAGGCCGAGCTTTTCCTGTGCACCACCGACGCCGGAGAGGAACGCCTTGTATTTGGTCCCGGCTTCACCGCCGCTCATGGTGGCCTGCAGGGTGCCGAGAATCGCCATCTGTTCGGACAGCCCGATGCCGGCAGCGGTGGCATTGGCGCCAACGCCAGTAAACGCCGCGCTCATCTGCACGCCAGTGGTCTTGAACATCTGCACCGCCAGCGCGGTGGTGCCGGCCAGGCTCTCGACCCATTCGCCTTTGCCCATGGCATCAGCCTGGTTTTTGAAGATTCCATACATCGTGCCGACGTAACTGGTGATGGTGCCGGCATCGGCTTTGGTGGCTTTGGCCAGCACGTTGGACGCGTTGGTAAAGGTGGCCAACTGGGTGCCGGTCAATCCGGCGATCGCGCTTTGAATGTCATAGGCCGAACGGACGAAGGCCGTGGCATTGGCCCCGTAGGCAATGCTGAAGGCCAGCGACTTCTGGTTGAGCAGTTCCAGGGCGTCGCCTGCGACTCCCAGGCTTTTGACTTCGCCCAGTGCCGCGTTCTGCGCGAGTGCCGGCTCCATGGCCGTTTTCAGCGCGTAGGCGGTGCCGATCATGCCGGCCAGACCGACGCCCATTTGCTTGATGCCTTGCTGGCCACGTTCGCCGAGGTCGCTGAAACTGGCATTCACATGGCGCAGCGGTCTGCTCACCCGGTCGACCAGGCTCAGCACAAAATCCAGTTTGCTGGTGGCGTTCGCGCTCATGCAGGGGGTTCTCCAGTCAGCCTTTCAACGCCTTGGCAATCCCGTTGGCCACGGCGATTTCCATGCGCTTCCAATGTTCGTCTTCCAGGTATTTCGCCGTGCCTAGGTTGTGCGCCGTGGGCTCACACCCAGGCAACCAACGCTCGACCAGGGCCATCAACTGGCCCAGGCCGTCGTCACTCAGTCGCTCGGCACGTTCGAGGGCTTTTTTACAACCACTTCAACGTCCGGCGCGTACTCCTCCAGCAATGCGCCGGCGAGCTGCATGATGAGCACCGGGTTGCGCAGCAACGGGCGCAGAGCTGGCAGCTGCTCGGCCTTGACCGTGGTGGTCAGCAGGTTGTTCGACGGGGCGACCTTGCTGTTGGGGGTGACAGCGTTGAAGTACTTGGTCACGTCCTGCGGGGCCAGGGTGAAGGTGAATTCCTGTTCGCCGATGTCCAGGGTGATTTCGCGGTGTTCGGTCATGACTTAGTCCTTTGGTTCAGGTTGGAAAAATAAGCGTCGAGGCAGTGTTCCAGACGCTTTTCAAAGCGGTGTTCGAGTTTGAACAGCGCCTTGTCGAAGGCTTCCAGACGGCCGTTGTGCTTGGCCATCTCGATGCGCAGTTCGAGGTGTTCGCGGCGTGCCGCGTTGACCTGGCGAAACAGGTAGATCTGAAAACCGGCGACGCCGGTCAACACCAGCTCGGTCAGCAGCAGCATCACGCTGATGTGCATCGGGGTCAGTTCCATCATGGCCGCCCCCAGTTGCCACGGCCGCCGATCCTTACCGCCTTCCACATCAGCCAGGCCAGGGGCTTGGCTGTGCCCTCCTCGAGCAGGGCCTCGTAGAAAATCCGGTCGGCCTCGACCTTGGTGAACCGGTGGGTCTGATTGGTGTAGATAAAGTCATGCACCACGGACGGCCGGCGAGTGGTGGGGCTCTGGGCGTCCACCAGGCGCCTGGCCCAGCGCGGCACGCTGGCCAGGTCCGACAGGTAGCCGATCGGCACGACGATCAAGTGCGTCGTGCGCGGTTGATACCCATCAAACGGTGCCGGCGTTGGGTCGCAGTAGCGGTAATGCAGCGGGCGGATCACTTCCCAGCGCGAATGCCCCGGTCGGTGTCGCAGCTCCAGATGGCTGTCGAATGGCATGGCTCAGTAACTCCAGATCATCGGGCTGGGCAGACGCCCGCCGATAGGGGAAACCCCTAGGTGCAGGAAGCGCGCAGTGCCTTTTTGGCTGACGCCTATCCGGTTAAACCCGAGTGTCAGCGCCAGGTGCAGCAGCTCCAGGGCGTCGGCGCCCCGGATGCGCACGTCGACGGCGGTACCGGCGCAGTGTTCGCCGGGTTCGGCTTTGCCGGCTTCTGCGGGGTGGTTGCGGCAGCGATAGGCACTGCTCAGCGGCATCGGTTTGCCATACAGGGTGCGCAGCTGCTGCAAGCGGTCCATAAAATCCGGGTCCATCGGGCTTTTACCCCGGGTAGCGCTGGGGCACTGACCGCAGCGACAGCGCAGCTCCAAGTCCGAAAAGTTGGGCCAACGGGTGGTCTGATCCATCAGCCCAGGCCCTCGATTTCGGTCGAGTCGAGGTACGGCACGCCGTTAATGCGGATAAAGTCCGGACTGGTGACGTCGAACGGCACCTTGTGCGTGGACTTGCTACCGCCCTTGGGGTCGATGTCCAGC